ATGTTTCTCGCCATACTTGTCAGATATATATGCGATTCCGATATGTCTATACCTTTTACTAATATCAAAATCTATCCGCTACCCCTATGTCACCATAAGGACGAGACTATCTCATCACCATATTCCGAATGAGGAACTTAGGTGTCCTTGTACTTCGAGCAGTAGCTTCTCTGCCCTACGTGGCTACCCACTAGTCGTTACACTTTCAATTATTACACAACCATTCGATCTACCATATTTCTGTAGTGCCGATTTGCTTGCACCTAGGTGCTCACTTGCATATCTACATGCTTGTGACTTGCTTGGGAATTGATATTCAATTCCATCTTTAACAACACTACATTCTTTATTATTTCTTAGTCCATTCTGTGCATGTTCGACATTTTCCTTTAAGGTCATCCATTCTAAGTTTGAACTGTAATTATGAGATTTTACTCTATCTTTGTGATTTACAGTCTCCTTATTATCTGGATTTGGTATGAATGCCTTGGCGACTGTTATGTGTATTGATATGTGAATGTATTTCTTACCATTCCATATCTTACAATATTCATACCCTTTCTTGTCGAAGTATGTCTTCATGACTATTGGTTGTTTACCTCTATATGATATCAATTTTCCACATTCTGTGATGAATATCTTATCTAATCCATCATATATTGTGCTTAATTCTACCATATCATCACCTCCTATCTAAATGATAGACGGTATCGAGGTTTGCGTAATAAAGGCTCAGCACGGTATTCTCTCTAACAATTCGCCGTTAGCACCCGAATGAGGGCACACCCACTTGCAATCGTGGTTCTCAAGGATTAACACCTCACCTTTCGTATGAGGCTCGACTATTTCGGTTAGAGTCTTGTCACCAATCTGCGGAGATTGGTCAATCTGGATATGCGATACGTTCAGAGTTAAGGAATCTTTCAAAGAATAGACCAAACAGCAATGGGTCACATTGTGTTATTCCCAATGCATAGCATACCATCGACCCTCCAGCAGAACCACGTCCCGGCCCTAATGGTATTATCCCATCTGGTGGTGGTGTTATACCTTTTCTACTACAGAACTCAAATACACGTTCTGGTGTCCTACAGAAATTGTGTATATCCCATATCATCAGTATATAATCTGTAAATCTGTTCGGTATGATTGTTTCATATTCCATGTTTACACGTTCTATTGCTTCTGGTATACAATCTGGCCTGTCTTTATATCTGTCCCTTATACCATTGTCTACCAGATATTTGAGGTATTCCTCTGTGACTTTATGATGGTCCATGTTATCCTCCTACTTCTGTTAGTATATAAAGCCCTGCTTATATTTCAATAATTATTATCAGCTCTTTACTCTACCATTAGTATCCGATAGCTTTATGTCAACATCTATGGCATCTTCGAATAGTCCACATTTACATCTGCCAAACATGCGCATCATCCTGCATGGACAGATAAACTCATCTGTCATACCTCCACATGGACAATGACCATCACGTTCACCTAGCTTTTTTAATATATTATCAACACGCTTATTGTTGTCTGATATCATAAGGCCATGTACATCTGCAGTTTTATCAAGCCATACCTTATTATATCTATTTGGCATTACCTGCTCTGGCTGTTTATCTGGTATTGACTTATTATCCTGCGCCATTTTGTTAAATATGTCTTTTAATACTCCCATAACTTTATTCTCCCTGTTCTTTCAATGATTTATGATATATTATTTTATTAACAACACGTTCTCCATTACAGTAATCGCATATTTTTGGTAACATACTCACTTTCATACATATTTACTCTCTCAAGGTTGGTTATTGTACCACTGCCACCGCAAATATGGCATAATATAATTTCATTACTTACCAATTTCATGTGTTATTTCCTCCTATGTGCATTTACAGATAGACTTGATACCACCTTCTGCTTCACCAATTGTTGCATAAATCTCATCAAGTTTATAATATGCAAGCATCTTTAGATTAAATTTTCTCGGCTCTATATTATATATTGGGTGATGTACCCTCTCTATATGTGTAAGCTCGCCAATATGATCATATCCATCGTGTATTGTCTTGCTTGTGTCATATCCATTATCAACTATTACATAGACTGTCTGCCCAAGCTCGCTCAAATGGTATCCACATATTTCCTCCCTATTTACAGCTCATCGAGTTGCTTTAATAATTTATCAATTATGTCACATACATGCTGTAATTCATTCTCAATGGCTATCTTGGCAGTCTGTGCTTGTACCATTATGGAGCATCTATTACATCCATTCTCCATAATATCTACATACATCGTTCTTACACGTATATCTCCTGTATTGCCATAACATAAACTCATTGCTTCTTCAAGCTCTTTCTTCCTTTTTCTTGAACTGTCGAGATTGTTCTTAATCTCAATTGCCTGTTTAAGTGTATTTTCTGTCATATATACCTCCTATCATAGTACCTCCTAACACCAAAATGATGCACCTGCATCAATTAAAATCATTTACCCTGACACATAGCCGTAAATAATGCATTTGCTTCATCCTGTGTAAATGTCATTGTTATATCTTTCATCATGTACCTCCTTGTGCTGATATCTTGTTCACGAACCATTCTGGTACACTGAATGCTGGTGGTCTTATATCACCAAATTCTATGATATTGCCTTCGCATTTATTGGTTACCAATCTCGTATTATTTATATACTCAATTGGATATCTGTCCCTAAGTTCGTCCTCATTCAATAACCAGTAACCATCACCAGGGAAACCATTAAATGTTGGGTCATCTAGCCATTTCTTACTCTTTGAGTTACTATACTGAATGCATAACAACACCTTATGTGCATCTGTATCTTCCTTCTTTGTGTAATGTGCATCTGTACATGCTATGATTGGTACTCCGTGTTTATTTGCCCATTCATATTTTATCTTATTGCACCTGTCTTCCTCCGCAATCCCATGATTGTGGTATTCAATATAGAAATCATCACCGATTGTGTCTAAATACCACATGAACTCCGAATATGCAGTGTCAATATCACCAGCAATGATATGACTACAGATAGTTCCACCAATACATGCATCAGACCACATGATACCTTCATGGTATTCCTTGACTAATTCCTTATCAATTCTGGGAACATAGTAAAAACCCTCCTCGAATGATTTCTTCTGTAGTATGCACATGTTCCTATATCCTGCCTTATTTTTGACCCATGCATTGATATGCATGTATGCATCACCGCGTCTTTTGTATGATTTGTCAAATCTTGATGCAGATGCAATATAGAACTCACATGCTGGCATATGCTTGAAACCAAATGTTTTACATACCTGCGCCAGTATTGCCTGACCATACATATTACCATGGTCTGTCACGGTTATAGTATCACTATTGGTTTCCTCTGCTCTTAATATTATTTCTCCCTTAATATGCTTCATATCATTTGCATCTGCAAGCCTAATCATTCCATCCTGCAGGCTGAACTCCGAATGTAAATGCAAATCTGTGTATGGTGTAGTAAAATTACTCATGTTCCACCTCAATCTCTATTTCATTGTCATGTGCGTATGACTCGTAGTCTATAATGTTTTTACAATCCACACTCGTGCATGGAGGTTCAATCGGTTCACCTCCATAACATGTCATACCATGTGGACATTCATTATTATACCCGCAATACTCGCACATCATTTCCTCTTCCTTAATTCGTTCAATAATATCATCAGCATTCATATCGATTACCTCCTTTGATGTTAATATCGCACATGACTGTACTATAGATAATTATTGTCGAATGTGATATCTGTCTGCGTCATTAGCTCCCAGAATTTATTATCAAGCTCCATTTCTTGCCTGAGTTTATACTTTATCTTCCTAAGTATTTGTACCACTCTTGTCCTTGATATTCCGAGCCTTTTACTCATTTCATCCTGTGTAACCCCATTACACATTATATCAATGAATATTCTCTTCTCCCTGTCATTGAATCTTCCATTTTCAACCATATGCATTATATGCTGTGCAAGCTCAATACGTTTATCATCAGATACCCTATCAATTATATCATCTTCCATACTTGACTGGTCTGATATATTGGACGAATAATTATAAATAACTGATTCAAATGTATCGGTATCTACACTATCTTGATTCTTATCTGGATCAGGGAATATCAGCTTGTTATAATACTTCAGCTGGCATTCATAGATATATCTAATCCTCTGGTCTATGTGGTCTTTTATAAATTTGTTATATGTCGCATCACCATCCATGACATATTTCTCTATAGTATACTTAATAAACCAGTATCTAGCATCTGACAATAAATCATCAAACGGCTTTATCTTATGTTGCGTATCATTAAAGTATTTACTCCACTTGTCACATACACTAATGATCATTGGTTTAAACATGTCTAGCAACTCGACCATAGCATCATTTCTATCATCGCAGTTGCTAGACTTTATGATGGCAACAAGGTCATTTATTCTATCAATTTTATCATTTTCGCCTTTCTTTAACCTAGCCATCGCGGTATCCTCCCGATATTATATTATATTGTTAGTGCAGAATGTCCACTACTACCAAATCCGGATTCACCACGCTCTGAGTCTGATAATTCATTTACCTCCACTATATCAAAGTGTTTTACAATACGCTCATGCAGTATTAACTGGATTAACCTGTCGCCGTGATGGATATCAACATCATCGTTACCAACATTGATAAGCTGTGCAAATAATTCACCCCTATATCCTTCATCAATCACACCTTTAGGAACAATTATTGATTTCTTTGACGTTGAACTCCTGGCCTCTATTGATGCCCAGTATCCCTCTGGTATTTCTATCCTTATACCGGTAGGTGCAAGATATCTCTCGCCCGGCTTGATTGTCACAACACCATGAACAATATCGTTTATTACTGACTCATCCGGTTCTACACCTTTCTCGCCACAGTACTCTATGTACCTGTCAAGCATTTCCTCGCAATTCTTTTTCTTGCCAAATGCCACGGCGATATCAAGACCAACATCACCACCCTTTGCAATATGCAACAGTGGAAACTCCTTCGCGATATCATCACGTTTTACCTTCAATTGTAACATCTGTTTACCCTCCTATTATTTTACGTTTATTGTTCTGTATTGCTTTCATATACAAATATTGGGCAAGTTGCCCTGCCCAATAAGTGTTGTTTCTTTGTATATTACTGTTTACTGCTCAAGTTCGCTGCCATTACTGTAGTATCTGTACGGTGCATCGAACTCCTGTCTTACCGGATGCCAGTTACTGATATCACTGAAATATCCAATTACCCTTGTCCTCACCTTTACGAATGGTTTCCCACATACTGGGCATTTTGTGACATTCTGTCCAATTATCACTGCCGGATGGTCTTCGCATTTGCCATATCTGTAGCACACTGCACAATGCGTTACACCACTGTATGCAATATACTTGATAAGCTCAAACATCTTTTCGTCCGTATCAATCATATTTTCTGAGTTGATATGTACCACACCGCCACCACTAATCTTTTTCATAAACCTGCCGGACAAATCAAGTCTTGTAATCATGTCGGCCTTGTTGATTAATGGGATATACTGATTTGAATAAAGTTTGCAGTTATGGAATGCATCTGCAACATCATCTTCCCATTTACCATCATCCCACCCTTTTTCATTATAGAAATAGATATGGTCTTTGTCAACCAATGATACACATGCTTGTTCTCCTGGAATCTCCTCACAATTAAATACACAATTGTATTCCTTGCGTAATCTCTTAATATTACTGCGCAGGTAATCCATGAAATCAAGTGTAAATTCTGTGCCTTCATCTGTGATGATATCATATCCCATATACTGGCACATCTCATAGATTCCTGTAATACCGATTGTACTGAACATCGTATCAAGTGAGAACCATCCAAGTTTACCAAAGAACTGGAGATACTGCGGTGTTTCATCAATTCTCTTCTGGAGTATATATTCTCTGTGGATGTGCAATAATTTCCCGGCCATATCAATCAACCTATCGCATCTTCTGTAGAAATCTTCAATACAGCCACGTGACTCGAGTGCACATCTTACGAAGTTCGGTGTCACAACTCTATGGCTACCAATATTGACCCCACCGTTGCCGAATGAATCTGGTGACAGATTCATGTCTTCAAGGTCGTTCTCATACCTGCAACACATTGCAATCTTCGACTTGTCGCCAAAATGGAGGTTGAAGTTAGCCATCTGCCTGTCAATGTGCGCCACCCACTTTACGAAATCAACATCCTCAAAGTTATTAGACTTATCTGTTGTAATATTGATTGTAACAACCGGGAAACGATATGGCAGATTTGTTATTGGGTCACCATAGCTGAACCACTTACAGAACACCTTCTGGATGAACATAATAAATTCAAAATCAGGTAGTGTGCCATCCGGAAACATAATATGACCAAACAGGTTATGCAGGCCAATATTATCATAGATGGCAATATTTGTAAATGGAGGTTCTCCCTCTGCCCTTCCTGGCTCATTGAACAGGCATACGAGTCCCTGCATATCGTCTATTATTTCCCTCGCGAGCTGGCTCTCATGACTATGCCAATCAAACCCATTGCCTGAAACATACATACCAAGTCTTTCCTGCGCCCACATTCTAAGATACCACGAGTACCACAGGAACAGGTCGGAAGGGGCAGTTGCACCAGCAAACTGCTTACTTAAATCAGATATAAGTTTGTCTACCTGCGACAGAAATGATTTCTTATGCTTTGGGGGTGTTGTAGGTGATGAACCATATGGCCTACCTTCAAACACAATTTTGTCAAGACTGAATGCATAGCAGTATGGCATCTGTAACCTTAAGCCGTGTGCATCATGGAAATATAGATCTCCCTTCCATATGCTGCTAATTGCTTCGTCTGCAAAATCCCTGCCATACTCCTTTGCAGCATAATACCAAATCATGTGATATCCGAGCAGTTTCATCTGCCCATTGCTTGTATGTGTACGATACACTGTCGGATTGATGTTCTCGACATAGTTTGAGTTTGCATCGGATGATATGTTCGCAAGCTTTTTACTGAAAAACTCTCTACTCTTGATACCTATATCAAGATCATCTGGTGCAATACCCTCAATTTTAAGATATTCAATACCAGACTTATCAGATGTAAATCCCCTCCACAATTCTTCAAATTCTGGTATAAGACTCATATTTACATTCATTTATATTTCCTCCAATTTACTCTTCTGTGTGACATTTGTTTGTAAGCTTCATGTATACATCCTCATAAAGCTCTTTTTTATCTCCATTGTACGTATACTCTGCATACACACCATCACCATTTACAGATGTTGATGCAAGGCACTTATAGTTCTGTAGTGTCTTACAGCTCCACACTACATATACGTCATTGTGTGTAAGTTCAACTCCCATGTTATCCATGTACCAGTTGATCAACTTTCCTTACACATTTCTTGGAAATGATTCATTCCATTTACCACCATTTGTATAACCTCCTATTTATAATTATTTGTTACATCATCCCATGTATTATCTTGGGACTTAATTAGTACTCTCTGGTTACTTGATGCTGGGAACCCGCCAGAATTTAATTCTTTGATATACCTGCCGCATTTCACAATATGTATATTATCAAGAATACTATTAGGTATATGGCAGAATTCATACCCAGTATATAACCATATCTTTAGGCCATTTGATTTCAAGGCCGTACATAAAGATAATAGTTCTTGCTTATCCTGCTGTAAAGGCTCCCCACCCAAGAGAACAACATACTTTGTATTTAATCTCTTGGATGAATGCAGTACGAGATTGACCACATCGTCAACACTATAATTAGTGCCCCTCCGTTTATCCCACAGTACCTCATTCTGACAATCATCACAGTGCATATCACATCCACTGAACCATATGGTAAATGATGCAGTATCAAGGCCTGGATTATTTATTAGGTCATATCTGTCAAATTTTGCTACTATTAGCGACATTACTCACTATCCTCCCGCCACTATATTTGATTATCATCGTTGTTTCATATACACATGATGATATTGATTTCTCTGCATCTATTGCATATGTCTTCTGTCCCCTCAGTTCTGTGTTAAACATCGGTATTGTATACTTATCATAGAACTCGTTTCTCTGGATACATGACCCATCATCATATCTGCCCCTATTTGCTAATCTTGAGAGAGATTCCTGGTATGGTATATCAAATCCAATCATAGTTATACTACCATATCTCTGATTGAGCCAGATATTCTGCCCAATAAATCTTGGAAACCCATCAAGGATAACATCTTTATCCATATCAATACAGGCATCTATCCTTTCTGCTATTTTCTCTCTCATTGCCTCCTCTGGCGCCATTGCTCCGTTTTTAAGACTCGCCATAAATTCATTTGATCCACTGGCAATCTCTCTGGCTATGTCACCAGATGATATGTACACAGCACCAGTCTCACTAGCGACAATCTTCCCAACAGTTGATTTACCACTACCGGGTCTTCCTACTAACGCAAATATCATACCCTATACCTCCATCATTTATATTTCTTTATATTTCCATCTCCATCCTCCGGTCATATTTCTCTGACCTTTGCAACATGCTGTTATTTTACTCCTACAGCATCCAGTTATTTTTGATGCTTCTGTCGCACTTTTATATGTTTCTACTATATTTCCATCATTATCTATTTTGCATACACCTATTGACATTTTATCTATTGCTAATTTACATATCTTATTGAGGTGTTCCTTATTATCCGTCCTAATGCCACTACTATATGCATGTCTTATATTATCTGATTGTGTGCACCATTCTAGATTTGATACATTATTATTTGATTTATCACCATCCTTATGGTTTACTTGTGGAAGATTATGTGGATTTGGTATAAATGCTTCTGCTACAAGCCTATGTATAAATCTCACATATTTTTTATTATTCTTACTAAGACATACATTAATATATCCGTCATTTCTATGGCTTAATGACAATTCTTTTTTATTACCACTAATACCAAGATAATTTAATGAGAATACTCGTCCATCATCTGTTATCATATAATTAGGAAACCCATTTATAATACTTTCCATATTCTACCTCCTTTCATAACAAATGCTAGACGGACCTAGCTTAATCGATATTACGTCTCACACATCCTATAATTAGCGCCACCAGAATAAATATCTATCAGCACTGACTTCTCACCCATTCTGTTTTTACTTATATTCATTATCTTATTACCCTTCTCTATACCTGCTTCTGCAATCTCCTCCGCCGATTTGTCTTTTAATGTAAGATAATTGTCAGCATCCTGCGCAACCTCATATGAGCCATATCCATGTTCTGCTTCTGCAGTTTTTGAATCAAGTGCCTGTCTGCCCAGCTGTGATATTAATACTACTGGTACATCAGCATCTTGTGAGAACTCCTTCCATGATTTTGATATAGTACCTAACTCCCTACTTCTTGTTTCAGTACGTCTATCTGTTACATATTGTAACTGCAGGTAGTCGACATAGATTATCTCTACACCAAATGTCTGCACATATCTTCTTGCGATTGCAAGTGCTTCTGTTAAGTCGTGCCCCTTCTCAGATAGATAATATTTAGCCTGCCTTAATTTGATTGCATACTCGTCAACTGTCCTTTTCTGCTCATTGGTTATATTGCCAGTCATTAGGTCAGTACAATCTATTCCTGATAATATAGATAGATTTCTGTATGTCATTCTATCTTTATCCATTTCGAGTGTGAACCATAGTATGCTTTTATCTAGATATACCGATTGATACATTGCAAAGTTCTCACATAGCTGTGTCTTACCCACTGACTGATTGGCGGCAACTATTGTGAGTGTCTTTTTCTGTAATCCTAATGTATATGCATTGAGCTGTTTAAATCCGTCACCAAATGATATACCTATCAAATCAACCGGATTAATCATCCTGTTATGTATCTGCGCCATAACATCATCAACCTGTGATATGGAATCATATATTTTATCACTTGACTTGCTATGCATTACATTATACATACTTGTTGTTGACTGGTCAATTACTAATGATGCATCTGTTTCCATACTGGACAACTTCACACGTGCACCATCAAGTATATCAATTGCTTTTCTTCTTATTAATTTATCTTCTACATCTTTCAATGAGAATTCTACATTTCCTGTATTATTATGTAGTTTATTGAGCCAATCATATGATATTATGTTGTCTATATTCATATTCTTAGCTATTGTATATATTGACTCCACGTCCGTATATTCTGTCGATTTTAGTATTCTAAATAAATGTCTGTGTTTCAACAGATACCAGTCATTGTCCTTAAATCTCATTGTTAATTCTGGCATAAACTCAGGGTTCCTCATAGCATTGCCCAACAGTATCTCCTCACCATCTGGAGAATACAGCTTTGCGCCATTTGAGTTATTCACCGCAGATTGCATATAATAATCTTCAATCTGTGATGGGTCCATACCAACTTTTCCTGATATATGTGTTATCATCAATTTCTTGACAATATCATCATCTATGGCATCCATATAATTTTGTATTGAGAATATAAATTCAGCTTTCTGTGTCGGAGTGGTTGCATCATTCCATTTTGTATCTATTAGATACTGTACTGCATACACAGCATTATCTATTGCAGAATATAATTCATCAGGCCCAAATGCATTTATAAACTCTTCTGGGTCATATCCATCCTTCATCACTGCAACTTTGAGCCTTACATTTGTCTTTAATGTTAAATATTTTTCTGCATTCTTTAGTGTTTTATTTCTGCCTGCTTTATCGCCATCAAGTAGTAATATGAGTTCTGTTACACGATACCTATCAAGTAGATCAAATGTATTCTGATTTACAACAGTACCAAGAAATCCACATGCCGTGATACCTTGTTGCATACATGCTATGGCATCTGGTGCTCCTTCAACTCCTACTAACTTACCACCATTCTTTGATAGATTCTTCTTCGCTACATCAAATCCAAATATTCTATCTACTTCATCGAATAGTGGATGTGTATCATCAGCACCTATATATTTCATTCCGGTTATTGGATTGAATGGTCTAGATTGGAAATATCTCATCCTTCCATTTGCATCGCATATTGGGAATAAGATTGCATCATTGAACTGGTCTTTCCTATATAATTTGAGTGCACCTGCATTTGGCATACTATCGAATATGGTCTTCCCATCAACCAATGGTGGCGCATATCCAATCTTGTATGTTTCTATTGATTCGTCTGTTATACCTCTGCCATGCAGATAATCAATTGCTTTATCATTATCATATAATGCATTATGTGCAAGGCTCCTGGCATCATCATTTTGCCTGAATAACTCCATTTTCATTCTTTCTTCTGGAGTTACTTCTACTAGATATGGAGTTAAATCGAGATTTTCTATTTCTGCGGCGATGATAATTGATTCGGTATGGTCTACATAGAATTTTTTACTTATATACTCGAATCTATCACCACTTGAGCCACACCCAAAACAGTAAAATAATTCCTTTTGTGGGCATATGGTGAATGATGCAGTACTATCCTTCGTACCATAATTTAAGTCTAATGGATGTTCATCCATATCACAGCATTTCTTATATAGATGATCATTAACCATTTCTATTGGATTACACTTGTTACCAGTTTCTTTTGTATATCTTTCATCAGCCAGCGCTATAAACTCGTCAAGTGGCATCCTTAATTTTATGTCTTGCCTAACCACATCTATATCTACAAATCTATAACCTGACTTTATCATTCCTTCCCTCCAATACCCAGATTACATTGTCATTTCTATTGAATATCGACACCGCTGTCTTATCATCAAGCTCACATTCGAAAATGCCCTCTTCGGTTTCTCTGATGATTGTCCCGACCTTTTCACCGTTTAATCTGATGGGAAGGCCGGGCTTCGGTTTCATATTGTCAAATTTGATTAAATTCATAGTAATCCGCATAATCATTCTCCAAACATTTCTTTTAGTTTTCGCTCTAACTCTGCATTATTCTTTGTTTCCTGCCAATTATGCTGGCTACTTGCTACATCCATTATTGTATGACTAACTTTCTTCTTATCTAATATAGATTTTGATTTATTAACACGCTCTCTTAATCTTTCAAGCTCCTGTTTTCTTATATTAGATAGTGCTTGGTCTTTTTCAAGTATAGCGTTAACATATTGTATGTTATATACGTTATTCTTAGTAGCTATAGAAACTGCATCCTTTATCATAATTGACGAATATTTGTGTACTATGTCATATATCATTTCAGACTCATGTAACCCATAGTCAGCAACCAGATATCTTGATAACATCACAAACCCATCATTACCTACACTATCATCAATACCATGTACATGTGACATTTCCCTCTTTACACCACTGTTATAAGCAAACATAAGGTTGAGCACCGATACCCAGTGCACAACCGTAAAGTGTTTTGATGATATGTTCTTCATACTCCTCACTTTAGATTTTATTGCATTGAATACCGGTGCCGTGTAATATTTCAGTGTAATTTGGTCTGCCACATATATCTGGGTAGGTGTCACTATGGTACTACAGCCATGTTCAGATGCTAATACATCTAAATCATTCAGTAGTTTCCTCGACTCTCTGCACATTGCCAGATTCTGTGGTATCATTATCCAATTCCTCCTTAAACGATGTTCTGATTAATCCCAACCTGTCCTCTATTATATTGATTGCTTCCTCAGCCCTACCAAGTTCATCGTCAACCTTACATATCATCCTGACAGCTATGTTATAGTATTTCATAGCCACCTTATTTGATATATTATTAACATCGAACATTGTTGCAGTTCTTTTTTCATATTTATGTACATCCCTTGCCTGTATCGTGATATCCTGGAACCGCTTGTACTCATCAATATCGTTCTTAGATGCATTCTGTATTAGCTCGTTATTCTTTGGCTTCACATACTCGACAATTACAGTATATGCATCACTTGCATGGAATGTACACAGGAAATCATTCAAATCTTTCAAATTGTCAATACCACGTATCGTGCTAATGAGTGCATCACGTACATCGTCATTTGATATCTTGTCTCCCGCATTTCTTCTTTCAATTAATTTATTATATGGTGTCATAATACCCTCCTAAAATAAGTTTTCTACAAAATCTTTTACCTTCTGCGCATATTCATCAAGGCTATCATTATATATTACACTATCATACATATAATTTGATACATCCTCAATTTTATCTTGCCGTATTCTATTGTATTCATCGGTCATATTCCCTCTTATTATCAATAGCGTAGTGACTGATATACCGATATTCTCCATTCCTGAGATAATCCTGTATAATGCATCTATATTCTCTGGTTCCCTTATATGGCAGAATATAATATTATCCTCTCCGGCATGATTCATATGATACTGCATGATGTTTGTCAGCAGGAACATTGTACTTCCACACTGGTTCCTGTCCCATATTCCTTTGATTAGTGCTATTACACTCCTAACATCATTATCCTTATTGCCGTCCCACCCAAATCGTGTGAGCATGTCCTTGATTGGGTCTACACTACTGATATTGAGTACATTCGCACATTCATTCGCATTGCAGTATGATGCTGCCATTTCTACAAATGTATCCTTGCCTGATTGTGCTATTCCATTGATTATAACAACCTTCGTTCTAGTTATCATATTATACACTCCTTTATACAATCATATACTATAGATGCAAGTTTCTTCATTAATGGATGCGGCGCTCCTGAATTTCCGAACATTCTAATATCGAAGAAATGATCCCACTCATACACTGGTGCTGTCATTATTATTTCTGTTTTCACAGAGGTTGGAAGCACCGACCTCGCATACTGTGGAGATATACCGCTCTCTATCAATTGATTATATGATATTTCACAGTTTTCTACATTGCATAACCAAATGTAATATTCATGTGTACCCTTATTAAATCCCTGGTCAATTACCGCAATCTCTCCGGTCTTTCCATAGTTGCAGTACCTTGTTGATTCCTGTGCAAACGATGCCATTCTATGTCTAACAATCTCGTGTGAGATACCCCTGTCTGTTACCATATGCACACTGAACCACCTATGCCTTCTACGTTCAAATTCGCTCATTGCATCATCGTCATTTTCGATGAAATTTACTCCGAATGATAATGGCTCAAGATGTGAGTCTTTATCCATACCAAACAATTCATAACACCCATAATATCTGATGATATGTGCTATAAGTTCATTCCTTATGGTGTCAATGACAGATGGGAGTACTCCGAATTGCTCAGCCATTGAATCAACTGTAAGATTATTTAATCCACGTGCATTAAATGAGATAACAAATCTCTGTCTCCCATAGAATATGCTGTTTGTCATTTCTACATATGGATGTGCGACTGATGATAACACATCATATACTGGCGGTGCAATCTCCATGATAAAGCGGAAATGCTCAAGCATCGCATGATGCTTATTATCGAACAACCTCTTGCAGAATTTTGCATGCCAGTCATTGATTTTATCTTCTGAC